ATAGCCATGCCTCCGGCGTTCTGGGGGCATGGCAAATTTTGAGGGCCTGATGGCTGAAACACTTAAACTAAAGCAGGTATTTACCGACATGCTCCGCCAGGTAGCGGAGGAGGTCACGGAGTTCGTCGAGATACCAGACAACGACGGCGGCAAGGAGATGGCCATCCGCTCTAAGGCCGAGGCCCTGGCCCGCTTCGTTTGGAAGCAGGCCCTCGGATACGAGGAAACAAACGACGCGGGGGATAAGGTAAAACATGAACCAGACAAGTGGGCAGTGAGTTTACTGTTCGATCGTCTGGAAGGTAAAGTTACAGCGATCCCGGTTCAAGGTCGGGCTGGGATGACAATCAGCGAGCGCGTATCCGAGCAGGGCAAGAAGGCCCTAAACAAACTGGCTGACGCATGAATCTGTTTGTAGAACCGATTCTTAAATCTCCGTTTCCAAATCCTCCGGCCACATGGACTTGTCCGAAGACGGGGTTGCGAGTACCGAAAGGGTTCTTTGAAAACTTAAAATACCGTGAACGATTGCTCAAGGCAGCCGAAACGGATGAGGGTATGCAGCGCGATCTTATCGCGGCCTGTGCCCAGAGTCCACTCTATTGGGCCAACACTTTCGCCTGGACCTATAAACAGTGGGATGTCGATCCCAAGACCGGTAAGAGTGTTGCCGCCCGCGCCATCCATGTCCCGTTCATCACCTGGGAAATTCAGGACGACTTCACGACTGAACTCCATAAGGCCATAGATCAGGGTTATGATCTGGGCATCAAGAAGTCGCGAGATATGGGCGCATCCTGGGAGTGCATCCTGGCCTTCCACCATGTCTGGCTATTCGGGTATGAGGCCCAACTCCTGGAGATGTCCCGCACGCGCGAATATGTGGACCAGACCGGAAATATGAAGGCCCTGTTCCAGAAACATGATTACCTTAATCAGTGGCTACCGGATTGGATGCGCCCCCCGCTCTGTCTGCCGAATGAGAAGTACCGGTCGAAGATGCACATGAAGAACATCCTCACCGGCTCTTGCATCGATGGCGAATCCACGACGGAACATGCGGGATCAGGCGACAGGCGTAAAGCCATCCTCCTGGATGAATTCGCGAAGGTTGAGTTCGGCCAGAAGATTCGTAGTGCGACTGGTGATATTTCCCCCTGCCGTATCGTGAACTCGACACCGGCTGGATCGCACACCGAATACAGCAAGTGGGTGAATGGCGGACAGATCAAGACCTTCATCCTCCCATTCTGGGAACACCCTGAGAAAGGTGCTGGTCGATACATCCGGAAGGATGAGATCACCCAGAAGTGGCAGATTCGGTCGCCGTGGTATGACTACGAAGATGGTCGCCGGACCCGCCGCGAGATGGCTCAGGAAGTGGACATGGATGACCTTGAGGCCGGCGCAGTATTCTTCAACACGCAGTTGATCGAGCAGCATAAGGTTCTGTTCGGACGCGCCCCGCGCGAACACCTGCTGATCTCGTTGAGGGATACGATCTCCGATGCGATGGTCGAGAAGGTGATCCAACGGAAGAACTTCCAGGGCGATGTGGTGGTGAAACACGGTCGAGCGGAAGACATGCTGGATATCTATGTCCCGCTATTCAATGGTCGTCCCGAACAGCAATATACCTATACCTTCGGGATCGACATTTCGCGGGGCCAGGGCGCATCAAACTCGACGATCGCCATAGGGTGCGACCAGATGAAACAGAAGATCGCGGAATTGGCGACAGCGAATCAACCACCCCACGAGTTCGCTCGAACGATCGTGGCACTCGCCCTCTGGTGCGGTGGACGATCGCCCCGGAACCTGCCCAAGTTGATCTGGGAGAAGAACGGACCGGGCTGGGATGTGGGTCGATTGCTGGTCAAGATATTCCGCTACCCATTCTACTATCGGGATAAAAAGGTTGGCACTTCTGCGGAAATGGAAACCGAAAAATACGGTTGGCAGAACAGCAAGGGCAACAATGATGTCATCATGGGTAATTATTTGCGGTTATTCGAGACGGGTGAATTCAACGATCCGTCTCTTAAATGTCTTGAAGAAATGAAGACTTATATCAACTACCCGAATGGGTTCATTGGTCCCGCGGAGTTGGTGGAAGAAAGCGAATCCGCCAAACAGACACATGGCGACCGGGTACGAGCGACAAGTCTTATGCTGTTGGGGTTCGAGGGACCACCCAAATCCCGCAACGATACTTTGAAGGCCCCAGCGGGAAGCGTTGGAGAGCGCATGAAGAATGTGCTTGATAAGAAACGCAACCGGGGCACGAAACAGATGTTCGACTTTACGAGGCCATAATGCCGACTCTCTTTACACCGCGACAATTTCAGAATGTAGCCGATGAGGGATTCCGCCGACTCAAGCACTACCGTGCTGCGCGGATGATGTTCCTCAAACAGTATGTCGGGCAATATTACAATTCCACGAAGGGAGAGGCCGGGGCCGAACCAGTCAATCTGATCTTTAACACGATCCGGGCGATGACCCCGCATCTCGTCATGCGTAACCCGGTCAACCAGGTATCAACCGATTTCGTGGAGCAAGAGGATTACGCTTTCCTGTTGGGTCGCGGCATTGATGTCACCCAAAAACGGATCAAGTTCGACAAGACTCTGCGGGCGGCCGTAGTCAGTGCTTTCTTTGCGTTCGGGTTAATGAAAACGGGACTCTCCGTCAGCGGCCAGTGCCTCTACATCGACGATGTGTCGGTGGACCCCGGTTCAGTCTATGTGGATTTAGTGGACCTGGATAACCTGACAATCGACCCGATGTGTACCGAGTGGAATGAAGCGGCCTTCATCGGGGATAAGATTCGTGTCCCACGACATGAACTTCTGGATGCCGAAGGGTACGCCCACGATCTCGTCATGCGCCTCCCGCGCTGTCTTGGTGTCGGGTATGATGAGGGCGGCACAAAGAATCTGTCCCAGAAGACCAACGCCATGAGCCACATGGAAGAAGTCATGGATTATGTGGATGTGGTCGAACTGTGGGTTCCCAAAGCCGAGGCCGTGGTGACGATCCCGGAGCCGAACTCCATCACAGCCGATCAGTATCTGAATGTGCGCGAATACTACGGGCCAAAGTCTGGCCCCTATACCAGGTTGTCTCTGACAATGCCTGTCCCAAACAACCCCCTGCCTGTCGCGCCTGTGAGCGTTTGGTATGACCTGCATATCATGGCCAACCGGATTTTCAAGAAGACCATGAACCAGGCAGAGCGGCAGAAGGATGTGGTCGTGTTTGACCCGGCCGTGATCGACCAGGCCGAAGATGTCCGCGAAGCGCGCGATGGCGAGATGGTTGCGGGCGACCCCACAAAGATGCAGATGCTGTCATTCGGCGGCCAGAACCAGAAGAATGAAGGCATGTTGCAACAGTTGCAAATCTGGTACAACTATATCGCCGGCAATCCGGACCAGATGGCGGGGGCAAGTTCTAACGCTGACACTGCGACCCAGGCCAACATCCTTCAGGGCAACGCCTCTATCGGGATGACCGATAGTGAGGACATCGTTGCGGAAGCAGCCGCGGATGTCTCCCATAAGATCGGGTGGTTCCTCCATAACGATCCGTTCATGGAACTTCCGATCGCCCTTCGCACGACCGCGGGAGAGCCGAAACAGGTTATCCTCACGCCGGAACAGAAGCGTGGCGACTTCTTTGATCTTGCGTTCTCGATCAAGCCGCGCTCCATGCGCCGCCTCAGTGCTGATGTCCAGGCCCAACGGATGCTTCAGTTCGCGACCAATGTAGTGCCGGCCGCTGCGATGGCGGCTCAGGCGATGATGCAGACGGGCCAACAGTTTAATCTCCCGGCGTACCTGTCGATGGTGGCTGAACAGATGGAGATTCTGGACCTGGTTCAGGATGTATTTATCGACCCGCAGTTCCAGGAACGGCTTCAGTTGATGGCCGCGCAATCGCCGAAGGCCAGCGGAAATGCAAATAAGAAACCGGGAACCGGGACCGCGGGTACGCCCGGCCTGAGTCTGTCGGGCATTCAGCAGAACGGTGGTGCGCCCATGCAGACTATGATTCCCGACCAACAGCAACAGGCCAACATGGGCGCGCAAGCGGGCGCAAACCAGGGCCAACAAATGATTAAACAGATGGGGCAGGTACGATAATGCCCGCCACAAGCAAAGCACAATTCAGATTCATGCAGGCCGTTGCTCATGGGTCTGCGAAAGCCCCTGGCCTCTCGAAGGAGAAAGCCGCGGAGTATGTGTCCGGTCAATCTCCGAAGGGATTGCCGGAGAAGGCCAAAGGCAAAAAGAAATCCTGGGCCGGACACCTCAAAGATAAAGTCCAGAAGGAGTTCCACCGTGGCAGATGATACAAAAGAAACGGCGTACTTCACGGCCTACCAGAAACACATCAAAACAATGACCCCGGCTCGTGCCCGCGCTGCCGCGACCCGCGACAGTGGAACCACCCCCAAAGATAGTTGGGTGGGGAAACTCAAGGGTGGGGTGAAGAAGGAGATGGATCGAACTCGGCAAGTCGAGGACCAGTTGAAGAAGTCCGGTATGATGCAGCGGGACATTGATCGTCTGAAAGGGAAGTAATGCCTCTGTATGAATTTCAGTGTTCAAAGTGTTTTCATGTGACTTCGGTAGTAGCCCCGATGAATGCCGTGCCGAAGACAGTCGATTGTGAACGGGGATGCGCCTATCAGACGCGCCGGTTATTCTCATTCAATACCGGGAATGTTGACTATGCTAATCCGATCGTATCACAGTCCCTGGCGATGCACCCGGAACAGATCGACGAACATAAACGATTGTTCCCAGAGATCAAAGTCACCGACGATGGTTGCCCCGTCTTCTCCAACTACGCCGATCACGAAGCGTATCTGAAGAAGACTGGATTCACGAAACTTCCGGGGAAGCGTAATCCCCGGCCCAAGTCCCGCAATGGCGTGACTGTAATACGAGCATCTGATATTACACAGGAGATGGAAAATGCCAAAATCTGAAGCTCCCGCAAGGGAGGAGCAGTCCTTCGAGACGAAGGGTGAGATGACGGACGCGATGAAGAATGTGGCTGATGATGCCGCATTGGTGGCGAAGGTCGAAGCCCGCCTCAACAAGATCGAACCGTCCGACGAGGAGATGGCGGTCGTTGCCCCGGCGGACAATAAGCCGGTGGCGAAACCCGCCGTTAAACCAATCGAGCAGGAGCCGGAAGAAGTAAAGGACGAAGTAAAGGCCGAGGAAACGCCCGCAGAATTGCCGATGAATTTCCATCGTGCCGCCCTTCAATCGGGGTGGACGGACCAGGACATCCAGGAGTTTGTGGATGCTGATCCGGCTCGCGCGTTCAAGACTTTCCAGAATCTGTACATGACGCAGACGGGAATCTCCCGGCAGTTCGCGGCCCTCGGACGCAAGGTGCAGGAAA